AAGAAAAGAAAAGAAAAAACAATATGCAGTTGAACAAATCCGTAACTAGAGATGAACTCGTATCGCTTATAGAATATATTAAAGATTGGGAATATAAAGGCGCTGAAAGTAGTAAACAACATTTGAAAAATGCTTTGTTTGATTGGGATAGAGAAAAACAATGGGAAAAGGGTACAGCCAAAATATTTGCTTTGAACAAATCTTGTTACGCGTTTATAACATATACAACTAGAGATCCAAGGCATTGTACATTAAGACATTTTTTTACGCTTGAAAATGCACGTGGTCAAGGTTTAGGGAAACTTATGATAAATATATGTTTTAGTGATATGAAGCAACACAAAGTTAAATACTTTAGATTTTTTGCGAACAAACCTGCTATTGAGTTTTACGAAAAAATTGGGTTTAGGTGGCACGGTAAAGGTAAAACCGGTTTACCATTTACTTATTGGGACATAGAAAAAGGCGATCTAGCACCATTACCTAAAGCACAAGAAAGGTACGTTGTATGAAGATAGCAATTATTGGAATGGTATTGCGGGATCAAGTGCTAAAAAAATAGCTTTAGAGTTTGGCCATGAGCCAACAATAATTTCAACAGATAGTGCAACAGCTTCGAAAAGCGCCTTGGCGACGATAAGGCCTACATGGTTTACAAAAGCAGAACAAGTAAATATTGAGAGATCTTGGTCTTGGTATAAAAAATGGAATGCAGACATCACAAGAATAGCAGTTGTATCTAATTGGCGAGATCCTAGTATGACTAAAGAACAAGACGATTGGTGGCTTGTACAACCTATAAGAGTTTTAGAAAAACCAGATATCGTAGGAATGGTACCTTATATGGAATTACTTTCTAAGAATTATGATGCTGTTTTAAACGCTAGTGGTGTAGGCCTACGTAAAGATTTAAACAGATATTGGGGTGCAACTTTAATTTCTAAAACAGCAAAGGCGGATAATATGCCGTCAAGAATACATCACATTAGGCCGTATCATAGCGTACATATTGTAGAATCTGACAATGCAATACGGATTGGATCTAGTATTAGTAAAGATAAGCAAAAGTGTTACAACGAGATCTATAAAATGAAAGAGCTTTGTGAAGAACTTGGGCTCGTATCTAAGGTTGATGATTGGGAATTATCAATGGGTATTAGAACACAAGCTGATGATAAGAAAGTAATAGAGCCACAACTTGGGGAAAGAGTGACTTCTATTGGTGGCTTTCATAGAACTGGATATGCATTAGCACCGGATTTGATAGCACAATGGATCGCTACTTTATAATGGACACCATATACTTTTTAGGCGCACCAGCAACTGGTAAAACAACATTAGTAAAATTGTTTACTGAACATTGGTTTGATATGGAATCAGTTAAAACACCAATAGCATATCGCATACAAAAGGATCTACATTCAAAAGATAGTAAATACAATATACAACTTGGTAAAACTGCGCCTGTATATGCAGGAACAGATACTCTAAGTTTTACTGCAATTGATAAAATGCCGGATCTATACAAATTATGGGATAGTAAAGACAAAATTAAATACATTTTAGGTGAGGGCGATCGACTTGCTAATAGAACTTACTTCGATTTAGCTAAAGAATACGGCAATTTGCATATATTTTACCTAGATCTAGACGAAAATATACGACAAAATAGATCTCTAGCTAGATCTATGGAAAATAATTTATCAAAACAAAACCTTACATGGCAAAAAGGACGTTTAACTAAACATAAAAAACTCGCTAAAGAGTACAATGCGCATATTATCGAATGCGGATATATGGAATACGGGGCATATATTGAGAAAAGTACTGAAGATTTATACGAAGAATTACTTAAATGTTTGGTATAATAGAACATGATTGAACTAAGACTAAGATCTAAAATTTCAGAAGAAGAACTTAAACAAAAGATCGGTAAGATTTTAACGGACGATGACTACAATTTACTAATTCATAAAGACACTACGGTACGTGGCCTAAACGGTGAGATACTAGCGGTGTACCAACGTAACGTGATACCAGAAGAAATTGTGAACAATACATACCCTGTCTTACACGATCTCAAAAAGTATCAAACTAACAACCGTACACTCGCTAGTGGCTTACCACAATACAAAAGACAAACAGGCGGTACTAGATCTAGTACAGTTAAACCAATTGCAAGTACAACTATTGGTGGTTTTGATCCTAAAAATAATACACCATATTGCCGTTTAACAGCTTGGAGCGGGAACGAAGTAGAAAAGTATTCAGAGCTATTTCCGTTGTTTCAAAAAATTGGTAGTGAAATGCAACGTGTAGCGCCTAAAAGATACGAAGCACAAATGGAATTTGTAAATCGTACTCATCCGGATTGGGTTATTGAGGGAACGCCATTCACAACCATAACTGTTAATAATTCATATCCAACTGGTGTTCATACAGATAAAGGCGATTTGGACGAGGGTATATCAACTCTTGCTGTAATTGCCAAAGGCGAATACGAGGGCGGATACTTAACCTTACCGGAATACAGAATAGCTTTTAATGTTGGGCATAGAGATCTATTAATATTTAATGCTCACGAATGGCACGGCAATACTAAATTAGAAATGAAAAGTGATGACGCTGAAAGAATATCTGTTGTATGTTACTATCGTGAAAATATGGCTAAGTGCGATAGCATGGCCGAAGAAGAATCAAAAAAGAAAGAGATCGCAGAACGGAAAATGGTTAAAGATACAACAGGCGTTGTAAAAGAATTTATGGAAGAAAAGTTTGCCAAATAAGGTTGAGTGGCTTCCTGGTGAAAGTTATGCCGAATATAAACAGAAAAAATATGCAGGTATGCAAGGTATGGGGCAATCTAATTCACAAAAACGTATGGCCGGTAAGTGTCCCAATACAGACGAAGTTAAAACAAAATGCAAGTGCCGGACTTGTATAAATCGTAGAAATAGATCTAAAGGCAGAAGAAAACAAAACTTGGTTAAAAAGAAAATGCAAATACCAGATAATAGGTTTCATGGTGCAGACGCGCACGAAGAAAACTGGAAGTCGGGCGTAAGATTTGAAGTTAAAGCAGGTAAACAAGTTGAGCCATTAAATAAACTATTTAAGAAAGCTAAGTTACAAAGCGATACAAATCATCAGCAAATAGGAAATATGTCTAAGCCATTTGTTTATGTTGCTATGCCGGACGGTACAGAAAATGGTATTGTGTGCTTTGAATTAGATAATGTAGAAAATGTTTGTGTTGAGATCTTAAAAGGTATGGGCTATTTTAGTGATTATTAAGTATTAATTTTTTCATGTCCACAAAACCTACACTTTGAAATTTGATCTAAGAAAACGTATCCGTGTCCCACTTTTTCGCAATCTCTTGGCGGTTTAGGTAGCGTTTCCTCTTTAACTTGTTTTAATAATGCCCAATGTTTAGCAATAGCATACGGTGTTAATGTCATACCTTTAAAATATTCTTTGTACACTTTTACCATATCAGGTATTTCATCAGGTTTAACACCCGCTTCTTTCAATTCTTTAACAACTTTATTCCACCCGCCTCTTTCACTTTGTGTAATTGGTTTACGGCCAATAGCGTTACAAAGTTCTACGAAAATTGCTTTCGCAATATCTTGACTTTGGTTAAGTGACTTTAGTTTGTAGTTCTTAGGCGAACTGGGGGCTAGGTCATACATGAACGGGGGTACTTGTATAACTGTATATAAGTTGCTTGTTTGCTCACCAGAATCTTGATCGTATCTAGCTACTTTAGTTAATGCACCAACTGATACTAATTCGTTTAGCGATCTCTTTACTGTTGAATCGCTAACTCGCATACGTTTAGCTAACGTTGATATAGCAGGCCAACAACGTCCGGTTTCCTTATCTGCATATCTTTGCAAAATACAATATAAGACTTTGGCTTGTGCGTTAATGTCGCAATCTATAACCCATTCCGGTATAATAGAAAAATATAGTTGGCTTTCTAAGTTTGAGGTTAGATCCGGTTTTTTTTCGACTCGTTTTTTTCCGGATCTTCCCTCATTTTTCTTATCCACGGAGTTCTTAGAACGGTGGTGGCGTGTTTGCTTCTTTATCTGCGAGTAGATCTTCAATTAGTTTTGAAGCGTCTTTTGCTTTTAGATCATCAAAGTTAAGACTATCAACTTTATCTTGCATAGCTTTAGTAGTTTGTGGCTTCAATTGTTTGATGAAGTTAATTTGTTTATCACTTGCACTATTACCGACTTTGTTATAGTTCAAGTTTGATTTGTAGAATTTACCTTCTTCAGCTTCGGCCTCTGGTATTAGATCTACCATTACTTTGTTGAATGCTTTAGTTGTACTTTCAACATCTGCTATTTCTATTTTACCGGCAACAGCTAATTCAATCGCGCCTTTAAACGCTACTTGAACTACTATCGACTCATCTCTTTTCATCATATTGCTAACCTCTCTTGTTTTGGCTCATTTAGTTTAATTCTATACATAGCTACGTTTCCACGATGTGCATGCATAATACATTTTTGGCTTGAAATCTCATAACCTAATTTATTAAGATCGCTTACCCTTTGTGCGTAAGTTGGTATGAATTTTTGGAATCGATTATTTCCTTGTTGGAAATGTGTACCGCATACCCAGTCTTGATTGTCTTGTAATATAACAAGAACTTTACCTGCGTCGGTTTGAATCGACGGCTTTGTCTTTTCCATATTCCTCCAATCTTGTGGTAGTTGCCTACCGAGTGGAACACCGGCGCGGAATATGGTTAATATCTATCAAAGGGGAAACAATGATAGGCCAAATGTCCCACTCGCTAGGCAATCGCCTAACGCTTAAAGTTAACTACTTCACCTCTTTCAAGGGCTTCGTGTACGTTATCAAGATAATTAATTATATCCCGATCTAATTTATATATCTGAACTTCCTTAACTTCGAAAAAAGTTTTATATATAATTAAAGCTAATCCCGTAATAGTAATTATTGCTAAAAAGAATACGCACATCCAAAACAATAAATATATAAATGCAAATTGACTCATTCGGATCCCTCTTTTGCTATATCGTATTCAAGTTCGCCTTTATTAATATCTTCATAAACATCTAACAAATGTGTTAATTGTTTTTGAAGCATATGTTTCTCGGCTTCGTACTTCGCTTTATGAAGTCGTCCTCTATATTCATATATCATTTCAGCAGTAGAAATATCTTCTCTTGCTTTTTCAATTAAATCTTCAAGAACTTCTTGTGGACTTACAAAGCAATATTTATATTTACGCTCATAGTCCATTTTTAGAATGAAAGATTTTATTTGATCTTTGTCTTTGTACTCAAATTGGTTATTGTCTAGTTTGTTAGTCATAGTTTCCTCTTTTCTTTTATTAACCATGACTACATTATGTGAAGCTTTTAGATTTAAGGCAAGTATTATATTTTAAAATTATATTAAATATATATTAAAAGATTGTTGTCTTTATTTTTAACTGTGTATAAACTCTTATTATGGTTAATAAAGAAATAAAAAAAGGGGACGAAATGAAATTATCATATCAATTAAATATAGTTACGGACGATCCATTTGACGAAAAAATAATATTAGATTTAGATTCTAATTACGTTAACGAAGAAAAAGTAACAAGAGTTATTTACAATTACTTGCAAGAAAAAGGATTACAATTCGAAGATCTTGAAGGTGCAATAATTTATGTTAAAGAAACTAATACCGGTCAAGAATTTTTGACTTACAATGTTACATCATCCGTACACGGATTGTACAAAATTAGTATTAGAAAATTTAGAATAAGTGACGGACTATATAGTGGCCACAAAAATTATGCCTTTAACCCTAAAGAAAATCTAAGAACTAATTGGAATAATAATATCCATAAAGAATGGCTTGGGTGGGTTTAATGCGAAATATTCAACAAGAATTCACATATAGTGTTTACACGACTCAAAAAGGTGCAAAGATTAGCGACTTGTCTTGGCTTTACGATGACACAGTAACTTTAAATGTATTTGGGTAT